TTTTCTCAAGGTAAAGTTGATAGGGAGTTTTATACTTGGATAATCCTAGAATGATTGGCATATCAGACCCACCTATGCCTAATTTCCTTTCTTGCTTCTTTTCGTATGACAATCCTATTGTCCTTGGCATTTCCACTTTGCCGTCTCCTATAGTCCTTTGTTGTACTTTTTCAAACATTTCATACCTCCTTAAATCGCTCTTAGTTACTTAAAGTCGATATTCTACCTTTATTTTGAGTACGTGTAAACAAATTAAATATTGTGAACACGTCAACAAATCAATTATTATTCACTTCTCGTTTTGCCTAATTTATAAAAACGATAAAAACATAAGGTAAATGAATGAAAACTGACGATGTTTATCAATTTTTTGGCTCGGCTTGGAAAGCTGCATGCGCGATAGGTATCGCAAAGCAAAGTTTTTCTAACTGGATAAGGAGAGGTTTTATACCTTTTAAATCTCAAATAAAGATTGAGAAAATTACAAAAGGCAAGCTTAGAGCACGTGAGGAAGACGCAAAAAAACCTCAAGAAGATGAAACCCAGGTTGAATCTACCTATTTACCTAGCTTTCGTTATTACGATAAAAAACATGGCATGTGTAGGGTAGAATCCCTACATTTTAGGAAAAGTAAACTGCCTAAAATAACTTATGTAGTAGAAGGGAATAACAAAGAAAAGTTTGCTGTCTTTAATACAAAAAACCTTATGCAAGCAACTTATTTATTGGATTCTAAAGGAATAAGACTTTATGAAGGCGACATTTGTTTAATTAATAAGTGTAGGTTTATATTTAAAAATATTGAAATGGCAAATGAATTTAAAGAGTTTGGTAAATTCAAAATTATAGGGAATATATTTGATGATAAAAAATGATTCTTACGCAAAAGAAGGCAGTATTCATAACGCAAAACAATTTATTAATGAACTTCAAAGTGTTTTAGGGGTGATTGAAGAATCTTTAGGAGACGACGACGAAATGACAGTTTTCAATGCCGTTGTTAATACAAATGCTATTATGTGTTGCCTTAAGGAATATCCTTCTAAAACAAAAGAGATTTTTGAACTACTAGAAAAACAAAGTGCATCAAATTAACTCAAAGGACTAAATCAATATGGATAATTACACGCCTAACTTTAACATGCTTCCCATTCATAACATTGTCAAAAGCCATTTGGTTCTTTGCCAACATTCAAGCGAAAAATTATGCCCAAAAATCATTGCCGAGTTGTCTTTAAAAATCACTGAAACGATAGAGCATTTTTTAAACAAGCATGTAAAAGAAAAAGAGGCAACCGTAAAGCTTGTGAAAAGTTGATTTATAGTTATAAAATGTTCCTCGCTATCTCTTGGCGGAGATAGCGGGAATGGCGTAAGCCTTTGGCGAGCCTAACAGTTATGCAAAACTGTTAATCGCATGGAAGAAACTACACCATAACAGGTGGTGAGCTATTTTTATTATAGCTAATAAGTCTTTTAAAATTCAAATTTTAAATTACTCATCCACCGGTTAGGGGTTAATTAACTTAATTGGAGAATATGTTGTGAGTGAAGATTTTTTTATTGAAGGAAAAGACGGAACATTAGGCACATTTTCTGTAGAGCCATCCCCTTTTATGGTAATTGAGAAAGAAATAATACTAAATCTTACTGGTAATCCTCTCGCTGCTTTTATATGGGTCTATATAAAAAGTTTTTCAAATGAAACTATATTTACTAAAGGTGAAATTATGGAACATTTTGAAATAGATGAAGATACTTACAGAAAATGTATGGAGTTTTTAGCAGAAAGAAATCTTATCAATAAAAAGATTTGAATAAAAAAGGGGCATCCTGCCCCGTAATCTCTTCGGCAAGTTGAGATTTAATACAGAAGGACTATACCAAGGAGTGATTATACCATGTCCACCAAAGAAAACAACAGAACTAATAAAATCCCAGCAAAAACACATAACCCAAAAGCTCATGCCCCAGCCGTTTATATTCCCTGCTGGTTAATTCAAATCCCCTCATCTCAATTATCCCATCAAGCCAAGCTTTTATATGGCCGATTGGCACAATGGAGCAGCGCAAAGGGAACGGTTCATAGGTCAACCAATCAGCTATCACAAGAACTTGGGATGCAACAACGGGTTATTGAAAGAGGGCTAAAGGAATTACGGGAGGTTAAATTAATTGAGACGTATCAAACAGAATGTGGGGGAATTAACCATTATAGATTTTTAGAACATGACTGGATGAATGAGCCTATTAATAAAAATTTGGAATATAACTCACCCCACTACCCCCCCGACAAAAATGTCGGTACCCCCCCGACAAATGTGTCGGTACCCACCGACAAAAATGTCGGAGCTAAAATAAAAGAAATAAAAAGAAATAAAAAAACTACTACTACTCTCGCGAGAGAGACCACAAAGAAAAGTAGTAGTAATTTTGTGATTTCTAAAGAAATAGACGGTTTATTATTAACGTTACGAGCACACTATATCCCTAAAGACACAAGGAGTGACCATGAATTTTTAAGACAATGTAGCCATCATTTAGATAACGGAAACAAAGAGAAATATAACCTTACAAGACGCATAAAGGGATTAGAAGCCATAATTAAAGCAGGATTTTTTGAAAAACCAGCCGGATATAGTGAAAAGAAAGTCGTTAAATCTCAATATTCACCAGAGGATTCCGCTTTAATTCATAAATACCAGCATGCTTTACGCATGGTAAGCCATGGAGCTAAACTTGAAGATTACATAGCAGACCAAAAAGAAGTTAAAAAGGCCATACAGTTAATGAAAAAAGCACAAAGCAACAAGCTACCTTTGGATAAAAGATTTGGCTTAATGGGATTTAATCAAATTATAGACGCCATTTAATTGATTTAATGCGTTTGTTTTATATAGGGACAGCTCAGGGATGGGTAAGGCAAGTAAGCCTCATAATTCTAATGTTAGACGCCTTAACGGGCAAAACAATATGATATGGTGCTTTAAATGTGATAACCAAAAAGTAAAGCCAGGTAAAAAATGCAAAAAATGTGGTACCAAGTGTTTGGTTTCACATCAAACAAAATATAAAACCCGTTTGGTTGAGATTCGCCTCAAAGAATTATCCAAATAAAACAGGATTATTCCATGAGACGATAGGTAATTATTACGACTTTTTATTTTTACCTTCTTTATTTTTTATTTTTTCGTATATTTCCTGACGATGTATAATAACCCCCTCTGGTGCCTCGAATCCTAAACGTATTTGACTGCCGTTTACTCCTAAGACTGATACTACGATATCGTTACCTATCATGACTTTTTCACCTGATCGCCTACCTAAAATTAACATAGTCCATATCTCCATTGTTGTTGAAAAAACCGTCTAATATAATCTAAATGAGCTAAATAGCATTAGCTTAATTTTAAATATGAAGTTAACTTTTTTAACAAATTTTGATTGTCTGAGCTTTTAAACCACCTTATTTTTTTATTATCAATAATGCTTATGACAAGCTCATTATCAACTTTATAAACATTCATTGAAATAAAACAAGGCCGTCTTCGTTTGTCTAAAAATTTCCATAATAGTGGAATAATGCTTTGTGTGTAATCAAATGCTGGCATATTAGTCATAAGATTTATCGAGCTGTTCATAGCAATAGGCTTCATATTCCTGATCTCCTTTCATATCGTTAATTCGTTCACAATTGTCACATAAACCACAGTCACCATTGCATTCGTTCTCGTCGCCGTGCCATCCGTCCATCAATCCATTGTAACTCATTGGGTTTCCTCCCACTTATTAAGACAATCCAACATTTTTTCAATATTTTTAGTGTATTTATTTTCTAAAAATATACGTCCATCATTTGTATATAAGTTATAATTTAAGATACTTAATTTTTTATACAGTTCTGATTCTTGGCATTTGATAGGCTTTATAATCTCATTAGTGAAATATTTTTCAGAATCAAATGTATTAAACTCAATATCATCCAAATACATCTCTTCACCACAAGAATATTGCACCGCATACGCAATACGGTTAGCAATTAATGCCATGTTTAAAGTTTTGGCAACTATCGTTGCGTTGTTTGAATCATCGCCTAAACTATTTATTAAAATTTCCTCATGAAATTTCACCATCCCAAAAAGCTCTTTAATTTCTATACTATCTAAACATAAAGCTGACATCGTATTTTATCCTGTCATAGTTACTTAAAAATGTTCATAATTACTTAAAGAATTTATAATAGTATAGTTTTGAATACGTGTCAACAAAATATTTGAATTAATTTTATAAATGGAGCTTTTAAGTATGAAAGGAGCAATGATTAGGTGCGTGAGATGTAAAGGACGTAAAAAACTTTTTAAATTTAATGGCATTTATAATTATACAAATACAGGCGGCGTTGAAATACAATGCCCTATGTGTCTTGGCGCGGGCGTCACGAAATCATTTGAAGAAGCACTTGAGGAAATAAAGAAAGAAAACAACAAGCACAAATACGATAAAATAAAGGAAAAGGATTTTAATAATGGCAGGGAATCAAGGGAATTTGCCGAGCAAACCTAAGCATGCAGGTGGTAGACCATCCGATTATACAAAGGAAAAGGGCGATCTAATCTGCGAAAGAATATCAACGCATGATGTTGGGTTACCTAGGCTTTGTAAAATGTATTCTGATATGCCAGATGAGAAAACGGTACAACGTTGGCGGTATCAATTTGAGGAGTTTCGCCTGAAATACGCGCAAGCTAAGATGATTCAGGCAGATTTATTGGCAGAGCAATGCCTTGAAATTTCAGATAGTTGTATACCCGAAGAGGTAGGCGTTGATAGATTGCGCGTTGATACCAGAAAATGGCTAGCATCAAAGCTATTGCCTAAGCAATACGGTGATAAACTCTTGCTCGAACAAAAGACCGAAGAAAATGAGCAGCTAAAAGAGGAGCTTAGAGCATTGAGGGCTAGACTGGATGAAGCGAACAAGAGAGAGTTTTAATGAAAAAAGATAAAGATAAACAAGAAACAATAGGAATTAAATTATTTAACTCTATGGCTTCCCGTTCAGGAATAGATTTAGAAAAGCTTAATAGTCAAGATTGGCCGTGTTTTACAAGCCAATTTAATGAAGACCCGAAGCCTAGACCTGTAGATAAAAAAGAGAGTTTTAATGAAAGATGAATTTGACGATAAGATTGAAGACCTTGAGCGTAGATTAGCTAATGCTTATTTGAAACAATTTGAAAAACCGATGTCACTAGAAGAAAGGGAAAAATTAAGTTCTTTCTCTTATGTACGCGATTGTTTACATAATCCTGTCATTATTAAGAAGATTGAGCCAAAATAAAAGGGAGTTTTAATGAAAAATAAAATGAAAAAACCCCTATCTCAAGATGAAATTGGCACAAAAAACGAAATACAGTTTTTGAAAGAAAAATGCCAAATGCTAGAAAGCCAAATATCCCTCCTCGATAAAGATTGGTATGCAAAATTTGATTCACAACAAAGAAAGCTCGAAAAATCTAACTTTCTGAAAAATTTATACAAAAAATTTATTGAGCAAATTCTTACTTATGAGGAATCTTAATGAAAAATAGGCCAGAATTTACGCGCGAACAAGAAGACTGGATTTGCTACCAAATCGGCGAGTGGTATTTGGATTGGAAAGATAAAATCATACTAAATAGCTTTAGTACAGATGAAAAAATTGTATTTGATCCTGCAAAAGCTTTTACGCATGAATTGGGAATTGCAAAAGAGCACTTAAAAGAGATTTTATGCCACAAGAAGGAAAAAGACTTTTAACCCTTTTCAGTTTGAGCCACATACCGATTAATATACTCATCGTATTCAATAAGGCTGCCTTCTGGGTCAAAAAGCATTATATATTTTAAATAGTCCTTTTCTTTAGTCGATGGGTAATACTTTTTCATCAGTTTTGTACATTCTTCTTTAAATTCATCACTTAAAACATAAGCATTATATTCTTGCAATGGATTGGATGGCGTTGATATACATTCAACCTTTTCACCATCTGTTATAAAAACTGCTGCTTCATTGTTTTTGTCTTTTGCTAGGAATACAACTTGAGACTCTGGCTGCACTTTCTTTTTCTTCTTTTTCCTTTCTTCCCTTCTTCGGAAAATTTCTAGGTCATTGTCCATTGTCTACATTTTCTCCAAGAGAATTTAGCGTATCCTTTGCGCACTTAAAAAGCATAAAATTAAACCAGTTATCATATAGTTTTCCTGCTTCATAAATTAAATTTTCTTTGGCTTTATCGTCGTAAGTTCCATAGAAAAAACCTTGTAAATAGTGATAAATTTTCTGAAAATCTTTAAACAATTGATTAAAGGGGTCTAGGTCATTGTACATTATTTTCATCCTTGTGGCATAAAATCTCTTTTAAGTGCTCTTTGTTCATATAGTATTTTTACAAGATTGCCGTTTATGTCTATGCCGATTTCACCTATTCTTTTCATTATCCAATTTTCCACGAAGAATAGACCTTGATATTTCTATGACTTCCAAAGAGTCTTTTATAGAATATTCTCCATAAGTTTTTACTATGGTTTTAATTTGACGTTCTAAATCATAAAGGATTTTTTCGGCTTGAAAGTTAAATACATTATTATTTTTTTTATCATCCACAGTTCACTACCTTTTAGCTTCATGAAAAACCCTTTTGGCTGTTAAAAATTTTTCTAATACATCTAAAGTTGTGTTTTTTACTTTTTTTGACCTAGTCTTATATGAAGTTTGGATTAGTTCATCAATATAATAATTTAAAACTTTTTCAGTATTTGAATTAATAAAACATTCTTTATCCACTAGACACCTCTTTTTATAAACATAATATTATTATCCTGTTATCACCTTTTTAATGGGAGACGAGCCAATCTCGACGCCTCGATGTCTTAGATAACGATAGAAGGTTGATAATCCAATACCTAATTGCGAGCAAATAATACGAATAGAAAGGCTCTTGTCGCGGTATAAGCTTTCGGCTATCTGTGCTTTTTCAATAGCCTTTCCTGAAAGGCCTTTGGGTCTTCCGCCTAATTTCCCGCGGGCTCTCGCGGACTTTAAACCTGCATTAACTCTTTCAACTATCATCCCTCTTTCAAATTCTGCAATCATGCCAAAGAAATTAAAGAAGAGCATGCCTTGAGCGGTCGTTGTGTTTATCTCTTCGCTTAGACTAATAAAGGTAACTTCTCTATTTTTCAATTCCTCAACCGTTTGCCGAAGATGGACTAAGTTTCGTCCTAGCCTGTCGAGCTTCCATATAATCAGCGTATCACCGGCTCTAAGATTCCTCATTAAGTCATCTAAGACAAGGCGAGCGGTCTTAGCTCCGCTGGCGACCTCTTGATAGATTTTCTCGCAGCCTGCGGCCTTTAGAGCATCGACTTGTAATTCGAGTGACTGATCTCGGGTTGATATTCGAGCGTAGCCTATTTTCATGCTTAATGAATCCCTCTTAATAAATTATAAAGAATAGAGACAGATGCAGCGAGCATCCCTCCCACACTAAGTATAATTTTATAAGCCCATTCTCTCAGATCGCTTTTAGTGGCTATTTGATTATCAATAATTTTAGCTAATTCTGCTGCCTGTCCTTCGGCTTGCTGATCAGTAAATCCTAATTCCTTCATTTTCTTGGCATAGGCCAGTGTATCGAATGCTATCGCGGACATTTTCACCTCTTTATGTTTTCGTTTATTGACATAATATGTTTGTTGATAATTTGATTTGTGGTTTGACTTAACGATAACACAATAAAATTTTATAGCAAGAAAATTACAAATTTTCTTTTATTCTTCCAAAGAGGTGTTTAATGATAACGCGCACAGCGTAGCCTATGCTAAGCATAGGCTACGCTGTGCTAAGCATCGAACTGATAAAAATCAATTACTTATGAATGTTTTATTACAGTGGCGCAGAACGTTCTACGTGCGCCCTAGAATATTCTGCGACAATTGCGACACAACTTGCGTCGTAATTGTGGAACATTATCATGGAACATTTTAGCCGGATGTTAGTAAATATGTGGTATAATAAAGAAAGGAAATTTCAGATAAGGGATTTAAACAAATAATCTTTAATGAGATTAAATATGAGCTTACTTTCTTTTGATCCTTTCCAATATGCAGAACGTTTAACAAAAACAGGTCTTGATTCTGAAACAGCAAAGGAAATTGCCAGTGCGCAAATGGAAGTAATACGTCAATTAATGGAAGAAAAGCTTGCCACCAAAGATGATTTGCGCGAGCTTAAATCAGAATTAAAGCAAGATTTATTGATGCTTAAAGTAGAATTATTGGAAAAGTGCGCGACTAAATCAGAGATGAGATGGCTATTTGGAATAGCAACTACTATTTTAGTTCTTGCCATAAAATTCTTGCATTAAGAATATGAATAGCGATTTAGCCTTTTATATAATAATGTCCACCCTGTGCGGGATTAGTGTTGCGTTAATTATTGCAATGCTCATAATACCAAGTCCAAATTATCATTCTCGATTCGAGTGCGTGACAATATGTCATACTCTTACTAATTAAGTTTAATTCCACCGATAAGGATTTATTAACAGTTCAAAATGCTGGGTTCCATTCTTCCCAATCACCAAAACAATAGCCTTGTATAGTTTTAATCGTCTCATCAATCGAATAGCAAACCTTCGTAAAAT